GCTCTCGAAGGTATCTCAAGTAGCTCCCCATTTCTGTGTCAAAGAATATCAGGGTCGAGCCAGATAAGTTTTGCAGCCTAATGTCATATGTCATCGAGACTACATCTTGCCTTGCTTTTGTATGATGCAACGTGAGGGATAATATATCCCCCGTGAATTAAAGCTATACATATCAATGGTATAATCTAATCTAATCAATATCGATAGGGATCCTAGCTGGATTTCGGCCCCCATGCCCGAAAGGGATAATCGACTTCAAAAAAGACGCTAAAGGTTTTTGCTGTTGTTGTTGTTGTCGGCCCTTACGAAGCGGGGGCCCCTGTAGAAAACTTAAAGGATACCCCCCCTATGGCCCTAGAGACCGGCAGCTATATTAACTCACTCAACGTCAATAACCCAGCGGCCACAGATGGCCTATCGCAGGCTGATGACCACATGCGTTTAATCAAAAGCACAGTGAAGGCCACGTTCCCGGCGGTGACGGGGGCGGTATCTAGTACGCATACCGAGCTAAACTACACAGATGGTGTTACGTCTAACATCCAGTCACAAATGAACACCAAGCTGCAGAGTAACTATGGATTTAGGCACGCCCAATATTGGGTCAAAAATAGCAGCGATACAGGCACGCACAGCTTAGGTGGCCTGCCTTCGATAGTACAGGTGTATGCATACGTGCAATCCACAGCGGTCCACGGCTATGCAGTCGGTGACTATGTGCCTGTCCCCTTCCAGGCTCCAGCGAACATCACAGGCGACACGAAGAACGCAGGCTTCACTCTTGCCTTCAATGCCACACATTGGAAGCTAAAGTTTTCAGATGAGAATTGTGAGCTCCTAAGCCTCGCCACCGGCCAGCCGTTCTCAATAGACTCGGATGTTAACTGGCAATTCCAAATCCACATGCACCGCTAGGCCCTACAAGGAGAACACCAGATGGCAAATGTACCCATTCGTCAGCTCGGATCAACTGGTGTGATAACCGATGTATCCAATTTCAACCTGCCAATCACAGCTTTCACGAGAGCCAAAAACGTCAGATTTACGGATGGCCAGGTGTCTGCTGGCCCGGTTTTTCGTCCAATATCAACAGCCATCACGGCCTATGTTCCAGCGTTCTGCTACACAGTAGTCGAGCCGGCTAACTATGACTCAATCCTCATCGTTGATACCACCTTCGACATATTTGAAGTTTCCGCGGGTGCGACTACGCAAAGGCTGAACGGATCCCTTAATGCGACCGGGGCCACCATATCTGCGGCTACTCTTGCTGATGTTGTGTACGTAAATCGTTCAGACACAGTCCCCGTCGCCAGGGTGCCTGGTGCCGCCAATTTCACCACCTTGGCCAACTGGCCCAGCGCACACAAGGCAACAGTCATACGCGCCTACGGCGACTTTCTGCTTGCGCTAGGAATGGTCGAAGGCTCCAGCTCTTTCCCTAACCGAGTGCGGTTCTCAGACAGTGTGACAGCCAACTCGGTGCCCTCGACATGGGATGCCGCAGACCTCACAAATCTGGCCGGATTCAACGACCTGGTACAGATGCAAACCCCGATCATGGATGGCGCCACCCTGGGCGACAGCTTCCTAATATACTCCAAAGACCAGGTGTGGGCGATGGAATTCGTGGGCGGTACATTTATTTTCAATTTCAGAAAGATATTTAATGACGCAGGTGTCATCAGCCAGGACTGCATTATTGAGCTGGAAGGCAAGCACTACGTTTTCGATTCTGACGACATCTACGTGACCGATGGCCAGTCTCGCAAAAGCATATGTGATGGACGCGTCAAGAACTACATCTTTACTGGCCTAGACAATAGTAAGGCAGATGTCTGCTTTGCAATGCACAACAGCAAAACGGAAGAATTATACTTTTGTTATAACAGCCAGGACGACATGGTTATTAATAATTCGCCGGGCGGCTTCCCAGGCGTTCCAAAGTGCAATCGTGCCGCTGTATACAACTACAAAGAAGACACCTGGACATTCCAGGATCTCCCAAACGCAGTTGCGGGTGTTGAGGCAAACGTGAATACGACGCAGACGTATGCCAGTCAAAATACCCAGTATCGCTTCATGGGCGGCTCCTACAAAGATTTCGACAGCCCCTTCGCAAAGCACCCTATTGTGTTGTCTAACATAGGACCCGCTGGCCCGACTGGTCAGATAGTACCCACAGCCAACTTATATGGCCTAGATTTTGTAGACACTGGGTCTCTTCCAGGCGCCTATGACACGGCGATAAGCAGGTCGGGATATCTGGAGCGTCAAGGCTTAGACCTCGACGAGCTTGGTGTGAGCCTGTCTGGCTACAAAAACATAAGCAAAGTACTGCCCCAGATATCGACACCAGACAGCGACCCTAACATTGTTTTCGCTTTTGGCGCCACCGACACTCCCTCTGGCCCAGTAGTCTACGAAGGGGGGCAATCCTTTAATTGCAGCACAGATCACAAACTGGATACCCGCATTTCTGGTAGGTACTTGAGCTATAAAGTATCCCCGCAACTGAAAAGTTTTTCCTTCAGCGGCATGGATGTCGAAGTAAATATTACTGGCAAAAGGTAGAGCACATGTCACTTTCCGATAAAGTCAATTTACTCATCCGCAGCTACAACAGACGTGAAGTACCCACCCTCAATTCAAACAGCATCGTTTTGTACTTGTCAGATCAGCTAAAGGCAATCGAGGCATCGACTCGGAGCCTGGCCGACGCCAGCATACAGGTCGCTGAAGCGGCCCCAATATCACCCCGCAAAGGCATGGTCAGGTATGCGGTCAGCCCGTGGAACCCCCTTTCAAATGGCTCCTCTGGCCTTGTTGTGTATAATGGATCAGCTTGGGTGGCCGTATGAAACAGGATCTCAAAATCCGTCAGTCGCTAATGGAATTCCAGTCCCTTCTGATGCACGGCATCGATGACGGCACACTAGAAGACTGTGAAGACAAGACGAAGCTCGAGCACCACTTCACGCCAGTTGACCCCCAATACGGATGTTCAAGTTACGCCAGGCAGCTCTTTATGCCCGCTGGCATGGTTGTTGCCGGCGCTATCCACAAGAAACCACACCTCACAATTCTTATGCAGGGCACAATGATTGTCATTAGTGAGGACGGGGGCCGGCAGCGCGTAACAGGGCCAAAGACATTTGTGTCCCCGGCGGGCACCAAGCGCGTCTTCCACATAGAAAAGGACAGTACACTTGTTTGTGTGCATCTCACGGCTCACAGCAGCGAGGCAGATCTCGAGGCAGTTGAAGCAGAGGTCCTTAGCCCAACTTATGCCGAAATGGGCCTCGAGGAACCAGACCTTTCAGATCTGGAAGAATTCCTCGGCACCACCACCGGCAAAATCAAAAAGATAGAATAGGAACACTTCATGGCTTTTATTATAGGCGCAACAATAATTGGCGCAGGCGTTGGTATTCTTGGCCAGCAGTCATCCTCGAGAGCTGCTGACAGGGCTACCGAAGCATCGCAAGAGGGTTTCAATCAGTATAAGCCATATGTTGACGCTAACTTAGCGGGATCGAAGGGTGCCCTCGAGGGGCAGCTAGAAACTGGCGCTTACGATGGCATCCACCATGCGCGTCAGAACGATATACAAACAAACACAGTCAACACCATGGCAGACCGAGGCGGCCGCCTAATGGACAGTGGCTACAACATGATGGATGCCAACGGCAATTTTGGTTCCAACTACCAGGATATGTATGACCAAAGCCAGGGTCTATATGGAAACAACAGCGCCCTGGCGAACCAGTTCCAGGGCCTATCTGAGAGCGCCAAGGCTGACAGGCTCGGTGTTGCCAATGAGTACGCGGCCAATAACTCAGGAGCCCTCGTGGACGCCGCGATGCGGGGAGAGACCCGAAATTTGCACGAGAATACTCTGACTGGGATCGATATGAATTCCAGCGGGACCGGGAATACAAACAGCAGTAGATCAGCAGTAGCGGGTGCCGTAGCAAATCGAGCTTATGATGACCGGCGCGCTGATGTAACCATGGCCACGCAAGATCGACTTGTTGATCGCAGCCTCGACAGCCAGGCCCGGCAGTTTTCAGATCAAAGTGGTGCCTTGACCAACGCGGGTAATGCTTACAATTCGATGGGCAATAACCTTCGCGGATCAGGCATGATGAACGAAGGTATCCAAGGATCCTACGATGAGGGCCTCAATACTCTGGGCCAGGGTGCCAACTTCTCAATGAACGCGGGCAATACGAAGCAAGGTTTCGACCAGGATGTTTATGATACCCGGCGCTCAGATTTTGAGCGGAAACGTGACTTTGAGATGCGCAAGCGCCAGGAATACCAATCAGGTATTTTAGGCAAGGCCCCAACATCCCCGATGGTCATGCCTAATTATAACAACCCTTACACCGCGGGGGCCGGTGGCGCGATGCAAGGTTTTGGCTTTGCTACCAGCTATAAGAACAAGACCGGCATCTTTGAGGAAAATGGCACATGATGGACCTAAATAAAAGATACGAATACGGAACGACGGGACATTTGCTACAAGGCATGTTTAAGGACCCAAACTCTCCTTTGCACTTAATGTCGCGTCAGGCTGGGATGGCCACAGAAGCATTTTGGGAAAATTTGGCCCCAGCGGCCCAGGCGGAATACTACCAACAACAGGCTAAAAAAAATGAAAAAGACTTCATGCGCCACACGGCGGACTATGGAATAAAGGATGGTGATCTAAATCTAAGGTATATTGCTGAACAACGAAATCTCGCGGCCAAAGCAGACGCTTTCCATTCGGGCCAGCCTAACCCTGCCTCAGCCTCCCCCGGACAGCTAGACGGCCGCCTCACCCAAGGGGCCACAACCGCCCCTATGCAAGGCACTATTCCACAGGATCTTGGGGCTGGGGCGCGCCAAGCACCTGCCATGGCTGGTCAGCCCTCTGTGTATAATCCTCCCATTATAAATACCCAATCACCAGTACTAGATGCTCAAGCATCTCAGCAGCCAGTGGCCGGGCAGTCCGCTGGTATTCTTAACCAGGACA